AATACTTTAACCTGTCCATCAATTCCTTTTAAGATAGTCTGCAGAGTAGAAGCTCCATCACCAGTAACTTTCACAGTCTCATATCCTTCAGCTCCTAAGTCTGTCCCCACGACTAATGAAGTAGTCCCAGTGGATACTGTTAGGTTAGTTTCTCCAACTTCAGCACCACCACCTGCTGCATTAATAGCTACCCTATCTTCCCTAATGTATGATGGAAGTTCACTAGCCTCCACACTATCTTCAGGCTTAGTTGTATCTAAAGTCATTTCTCTTCCTCCAAAATCTGTAAAAAGATGTCAGGTACAGATAATAAATAGTCAACTGCTTTTACTCTTCCATTTAGATCACCAAGATGAGTCAGGACAGATGCAGTACTAATATTTGGATTATCAGCTATGTCATCTACCATCCCCTTCAATTCTATATCAAATCCCTTCTTCCATGAACGAAGTTCACGTTTGATATCTTTCCAAAGAACCGAATCCTTGAAGTCTTTAATCTGATCTCTAGTCGAATATATCTTAATTTCTCTAGCCATAAGCTTCCTCCGTTGGTACTAGATTACCTTTCTCTGCCTCTCTAGCAACCTCTTCATCAGGCATAGACTGAGGCTGGATTCTATTTACATTACGTCTAAAATCTTCTACATTCTTTGCTCCTAATTGAGACGCTATAAATGTAAAGACTCTGAATGTATCATACTCTCTTTGTAACTCTGGAGTTGTTGCCATTACCTTCCATATCTCAATCCAAGCCTCAGAGAAATTACCTCCAGGTATTGAGCCATCTCTTACTATTAAATCATAGTTAACAGCAAGAGTATAGGGTGATACTCTGATTCTCTCCCTGCCAAACATCCTTTTTAATTGCTCCTGATATCTACCAACTATACGGACGTAGGTTTCTTGAGACATGTATTGCTGAGTATGGACTGCAAACATCTCGCCTATGTCTTGCATGAACTGCATACCTATTAACATAGCCACACGTTGGAGACGACTGATTGCACTTCCTCGTGTACCTTGAAATTCAGAACTAGTTAAACGTTCAGGTCCACCTTGACGTAGGGCACCTTGCATAGACTGATCAGCGCCACTTATCCTATCCATCCACTGAGTGATGTATGCACTATCAGATATATTAGCACGTGTGATGTCTTGGATTTGAAGTTGTTGAACTACCTTGTCAACTCCACGTCCCCAAGCAGGACGACGTAGTCTTATTAACTTACCAGGTTTTGGATCTTCTAAATCTCTTATATTAACAAGATAAGGATCAACAACTAACATATCATTTATAGACTTACGAACATTAGTTACATGTGAGTTGAATAGAAAATCTAGTATTCCTTGCAGTCCATGTAAGATCTCGATTCTGCTTATAGGTGTGATAGAATAACCATCTGCCTCAGGACTAGCAACAGCGGCAGGATACATTCCATGACTATGATCTGCCTTCTCACACCCGATGATTACATCATCACTTGCAAGAGTGAAGAACCATTTTTCTGGATACTCACCATCACCAAGTTCCCATTCTGAAGGAATCAAATTAACATACATCTTTATTAGATCGATAGGCCTGGAGGAAGAACTCATTGATCTATGTGTCTCCGTAGAACCACCAAATTTGGTTTTCCTCTCAGATTGGTCCTTGGATAGGGAAGATAGTTTATTACCCTTATCTTTCAAATACTTTACATTGAAGAGACTAGAATCAGGAGAAGCCTCATCATTCAAGACATTCATATAGTTGTCACGTTCTAACCACCCAAAGAACTCACCATCTTGAATGTTGTTAGTTGAAACATTAGGATCTGGCAACCACATATAGGGGTCTATGTTATATAGTGAATTGCCCTCAAATATCATATCTTCAACAAACTCAATATAATTTTCAGTAGACTCTCCAATGTCTGACAGTCTTGTAATGGTTGCTTTGACAGGCCTTTTTCCATATCTAGTTACCCAATCAGGTATTCCAATGCCTACTCCATATGCCAAGGAATCCCTTAAAACAGTGTGGACTGCAAGAGGAACTTTGGTCTTGATGCAATGAAGTCTTATAATCAACTCCATCAGCATAGCACCTATGGTATCATCGTCTTCAACACCTTCATATTGGAACATGGGATCTTGGAAGAAGGCTAGAGATAGATAGGTTAACAATGCCTCAAGATTTGAATATGTATAAGGAAATACCACAGAGACTGGCTTAGTCTTATCTTTCTCTTTTAAATCTTTCTCCTTCTCCTTCAAAGGAATATAGGTAGTTAGTGTCCAATCTATATCATTCCAGGAGTCAAATCTCTTACTTATTTCGTTTCTTGATGATCTAGCCCTTTGCCAGATTTTATCCCTTAATTTATTATGGAAGTCAGAATCTGGCTTGAGATTGAGATCATAAGGATAATTGTACTTGAAATCCTTATCCCCGAGATAGCTAGTATCCCTTTTGTAGTCCTGTTCACCTGTTACTATATAAGGCATTTGATCTCCTAGGTATCTATTAATCCATGAGTTCTTAGCTTGGCCAAGAGACTATTAATGGTCGTTCTCATATCACCAAGATATGATTCTAGATTAGTTTGATCTATTGTATCAGCACCAGTTAAATCAGGTACAGCAGCTACATCAGCCTCAACCGCTTGTTGGGCTCCAACTACTTGGACACCAGCTTTCTTCAAGACCTTAGTATCAAGGTCTATATCATCATCCGCTTTTCCATCTGAGCCAAAGATATTATTTATGGATGCCCTAGCCTCAGCATCTGTATACTTAGCATGATGAGCTGCAGCATTAGCAGCATGAACTGAAGGATCCATTCCATCTACAGTTTGACCAATAGGTATGCTAATACTTCCAGCATCACTTATTGTTACAAGTGAACCCTGAACTTTTCTAGCTCCACCATCTCCACGGACTATAGCATGATCAGTTATATTGCCGTCTGAGTGAAGTAACTCAGCAGCAGCAGAAGGTATATCACCTAATCTAAGTACTTCATCAGCTAATATAGGAGCTTGTCCAGCAACCATAGTACTATCTGTCTCAACCCCAGAAGCGTAGTCACCATCATCATAAACATGGATATTCTCCATGCTACCTATTCGTACAAACTTTCGTGCCATCTACACTACCTCTTATGCATAGTGTGTATTCCACATTCACCACCACACTTACTAGTACCTTGCCAACGTCCAGCACGTTCAGTTTCTTCATCATCTACTATGTGAGTACAAGGCCAACAACCTAGACTACGATATCCCATTGCATACCAGGGATGCACTGGAATTTGATGAATAGCCATATACTTCCAAATGTCAACTTCATACCAGTCAAGGATTGGATTGATCTTTGTAATATCTCCTTCCTCACCAAGATAATCACGTGAAGTTCTTTCTTCAGGTTCAAAGTCAACACGGGTTCTGCCTTCTGTTCTACGAAGCCCACATATCCAAGCATCGAAATTGTGTAGGGCTTCCTTGGTTGGTTCTTCCTTATATATTCTGCAACATTCATCAGGATCAATAGCATATAATCCAGGGCTTGTTATTACCTTCTCTACTCCATATACTGCAAGATCCAGATTCCACTTCCCTCTAATCATATCTAAGTAATCAAATGTTTCCTTAGGTTTGAAAGGAGTCATTACAGAGATCACCTTGATTTTAGGATCTATTTGGAGAGCCAAATGAAGGACAACCATGCTATCTTTCCCAAAGCTACAAAACACTCCAACTTTATCCTCATACTTCATGATAGATTTTCTTATTAACTTTTTTGCTTCTTCCGTTTTAGTAACTATTGTATTCAATGGTAACCTCCAGATCGTTTAAATTTTAAACCATCTTCTTATTCACAGCAGACTCAATCCTGTCTATGGCCTTCCCTAGTTCTTCTATCTTTGAAAGTAATAGATTCTCACATGCCTCTCTTCTTTCTTTACAAGTATTTTCCTTTACTTTGCCATTGCCACCTATATATTTACCAGCTAATAATGATACTAAAGAAATAGAAAGTCCTCCTAGGACAGATGTTACAGGATCCACTAGGCTACCCTCCAGTTTTCTATTGGCATATCATATTCTAGTTCTTTGTATTCAGCTTCAACGTCATCTGGATTGTCTTTAGGACTGAAATATCGTTCACCTAACTCCAACATCTGAACTATATAAGCTAAACAATCCATCAAGTCCCAAAGGGCTGAGCGAGGAAACATTAGTAATTGTTGTTCTAGCTTCTTAACCGTAGCACACATAGCATTGTGGTAGATATAGCCACCACGGTAGTATGGGACAAGCTCCCTTATCCTCATTGGCTTAGATTGTGTGCTAGACCCACCT